ACTGTGCGGTTCCGGGTGGCGCGCTCCGGGTTCGATGTGGGAGCCGTCAGACCAGAGCGGGTCGGGCGGCGATCTTGCGGTCCAACGCTTCGCGCTCGGCGCGGTCACGTTGTTCGAACTGGTTGGCCGAGCGGATCGGCACCCAGGTGACGACCTCGTTCACGGCGACAGGGTCGGCGTTGTCAAGGGTGATGGTGTTGTCGGCGTTGAGGCTGTAGCCGAGCTGCCAGGTCCCGTCGACCTCGGTGCTGTACAGGCAGAACACGACCTGGTTGTCGTTGAAGTCTTCGATGTCGACCATGCCGAGCGGGCTGGTCACGAAGCGGGCCTTGAGAGCGATCTCCAGCCACGACTCGACTTCCTCGTTCCAGACGTCGGCGAAGCGGCGCTCAAGGTGGCGCACGGCGCGACGCATCTGGTCCTTGGTCATGTCGATGTCGGTGATGTCACACATGAACGCGTCAAACGACCGCAGTTGGGCGCTGGTCGTAGGTGATGCCGGGTAGGTGACGACGCTGACGTCGAACAGTTCGATCTCCTTGATGGAGCGCTGGCTGTAGTCCGACGACCATTCCTCGTCGCGCACACGGAATCCGATCGACATCTGGTCAAGGTCGCCACGGTTCATGGCCGACCGGATTTCCTGCACGGTCGGGTTCGACGGGTCAAGGGTGGCGGTGGCCCGCAGGTTCGGGTCGGCGGTCAACTTGAGGGTGCCCGACTTGCTGCGGGCCAGCGGCACGCCCGAGTGGTTGACGAGCAGACGAACGTCGGCTTTCTGCTTGAGGGTGCGGTTGAACGCACCGGGCAGGATGGTCTCGGTGTAGTCGCCCCACTGGTCACGGACGTGGTAGCCGGTGTTGACGACGGAGGCGATGCCTTCGAAGGTGAAGCCGTCGTTCATGTCACGCATCACCATGTCGGTGGCGGTGAACGACCTGGTCTCCCGCTCGGTGCGGGCGGCGCGTTCGGCGAGGGTCATAAGACTCCGATCAGACGAGGAGCAGAAGTTCCTCGTCCTCGAGGACGAGGTTGTGCGGGTCCACGAGACCGTCGGCCCTCAGCCGGTCGTCGAGGTGGTGGGTCATGCCGACGCCGGTGATGGCGGGCAGGATGACGGGCAATTGACGTTCGGGCTGGCGGCGTGCTTTCGGCCGGCGCAACCCGGTGTGTGTGGCGTCGTCAGCCGGTGCCGGCGTTCCGGATGAACCGGACGCTGACGCCGTGTCGTTGGCGTTGGTTGTTGCCGACGAGCCGACGACGGTGACGGTGCCATTGGCCGACAGGCTGTCGTTGGCGTTGGTCGTAGCCGAGGTGCCGGTGACGGTTGCGGCGCTGACCGTGCCACTTGCCGACAGGGTGTCGTTGGCGTTCGTCGTCGAGCTGGAGCTGACGATCGTGACCTTGCCGCTAGCAGCAGCGGTGTCATTGGCGTTCGTCGTGGCCGACGTACCGACAATGGTGACTTTGCCGCTTGCGGCGGCGGTGTCGTTGTTGTTGGTGGTGGCCGAGGTGCCGGTGACGGTGGAGGGTGCTGCGCCGCCGAAGAGGAGTAGCAGCGACATCGGCTATCTCCTGACTAAGGGCAGCCTCACGTTGGCGGAGATGTCTGAGAGGCGAGGCTGTTCACGTTGTGAGACCGTCAGGCCGGAGGATGTGCCGTCAATGCGGTTGATTGCGGTGGCGCCGGATGCCTGCATCTGTTGGCGGATGTAGGTTGCTGCCTGCCGGTTTTCCCAGATGATCCAGTCGGCAGCGGTGGCGCCGTCTCGTGGGTAGTGGCCGGGATGCTTTCCAAGCCACAGCGGCAGCACGTACGACTGCTCAATGAGGAGCGCCTCGTCAGTGGCGATTGTTCCGGCGGATGCGATCGGCAGCGGAGCGTTGACGCCGGAGGTGCATTGGATCAACGTGACCATCCCGATGTCGCCTTGGAATGCGGCGGTGCCAGCGGTTGCGGTGTGGTTGCCGATCACTTGGTTGGCGGATGCGGTCAGTGCTCCGGCTGGTGCGGTGTTCTGGACGATCGTCATCGGGGTCGGTGCGATCGACTCGGTGCCGAGCCAGACACGCCAGGCGATCGTCGGGCCGGTCACGATGGAGACAAGTGCGGCCATGAAGTGCCACTGGTTGACCGTGACACCGGACGCAAACACGGTCGAGTCGGCGGTGGCGGTCCACGATCCGACGGTGGTTCCGGTTGTCGACGACAGCTGCAACGTCGACGTTGTGGTGCCGACCCGGACGCCATAGTTGGCAGTGGACGAGTTGGCGCCCATTGAACACCAGTAGCGGCCTGCGGTCAGCGTTGTCGGGTAAAACCAGCCGGCGATGAATCCGGCCTGACCGGTGTTGCCGAACGACGTTCCCAAGATGCTTGCGGCATTGCTGGTGGCTGCGCCGAAGGTGAGCGGCATTTCAGTACCGTTCGACGTAGGTGATCAATTGAAGGTCGGTGGCGGCGGTGAAGGTGCCGTTGGCCGAACGGGTGATCAGGCCGGCATACAGCGCCGAGCCGCCCGAGGTGAGGAACGGGATCGAGATGTTCTGAGCCTGAGCGACGCGGTTGTTGCCGATGTCGTAGGCGCCGGCAAGTTGCACGATGCCGACCACCTTGAGGGCGTCTGCGTCACTGATCGCGTAGGCCGAGTTGTCGGCAGCCAGGGTGATCGGCGAGTCGGTGTAGACGACGTCGACGGCACCAATCTTGTCGGCTGCGTCGATAAGTGTGACGCCAACGATGACACCACCGGTGAGCGAACCTCGAGCGGCGCTGGCAACGATGAACTGGGTGCCGAGCTGGTCACCGGCCGAGTAGTTCGTGGTGGCCGTAGTGAGCGACCCGGAGGCGACCGAGATGCGTTGCAGGTCACGGCGGCTGACGGTGTGCAGGTCGCCGTAGCTGGACACGGAGACGGCGGCGTAGTCGCCGTCGGTGGTGGAGCCCGTGAAGTGGTTCCGGACACCGAGGATCATGACGCCGGCGTGGCCGTCGACGTGCGGCTGGTCTTCCTGCTGGAAGCCTGCGACACCGGTGCCGAGCGTGTTCGTCATGTACGGCTCGACACGCAGACCGCCGGTTGCGGTGACGGTGCCGACTGCCGAGGCGGTGGCTGGATCGCCGATGACGACAACCTGACGGTGTTCGTCGACGCCGGCGCCGACGGTGCGGGTATCGATCTTGGTGCCCGACCCTGCGGTAATCGGGACGTCGCTGTCGGCCATCAGCCGTTGCCCTCGGTGATGGCGAACGAGGTGATGGAGATCGGCTGGCCGGCCACGATTGTCAGGGTTGACAGGTTGAGGTCGGAGCCGGAGGTGCCGCAGTCGCCGTCGAGGATGGTGGTGCCACCTGAGCTGACGATGCGGAACCAGTTGGCGGTGCCGCCGGTGATGGCGTTGGCGCCGGTGATCGAGTTCAGCGTGAGCACGCCACCGGTGGCCGACGGTGCGAACGTGGCATTGCAGGTCAGTTCGGCCAGTTTCACCTGGGTGCTGACGGCGGTGTTGGCGTTCGCCGGGCGACCCGGTGCGGTTGTGTCGTAGATCCGCAGCAACGCCGATCCGCCGGCGTTGGTCGTGATCCTGTCGAGCATCTCGTTGCGGATGGTGGTCGTGTACTTGATCACGAGATGACCTCGTCGATGATGGTGGCGATCCGGCCCAGCTCGTCACGTTCGACGCTGCGCTTGGTGATCTTCGGGCCGGGCTGCTCGACGATCTCCGGTTCGGGAGACCGTTCGATGAACACCTCGGGTGCCACGTGCACCTGCGGTGCCTCCTGGCGGATCGTCACGTTCGGTGCCGGCTGCTCGGGGATGTGGACGTCGATCGGCGAGTTCACGTGCACCTGCGGCGCCTCAAACCGTTGCTCGGGCATGTTGACGTTCACGTTTACCGGTGGCTGCGAGTTCAACTGGGCCGGCGGTGTGTCGACCGGTGCCGGGCCGATCACGGGTGCGTCGACCGGGTTCAGGTCCTCGAAGTCGCGCATCTCGGCGGTCAGCAGCACGGGCGGCTGGCCGTAGGCGACAGCGGCAGCGTTGATGTCCGAGGCTGTCTTGTAGATGTTCCAGCGGGTTGACGAGTCACCGCGCAGGAGGCCGTCGACGTTGAACTTCATGTAGCGCGGCTGCGGCAGCAGCGCCGAGATCGCCTTCTCGATGCGGATCATCCACGGCAGGAACGTGACCTGCACGCGGCGGATGTTGCGTTGTTCGAGGTTGGCGTAGGTGAGCGACGTGCCGGCGACCGGGATGCCGAGGTCGGCAGGATCGACGAGGAACACCTGACCGGCGACCTCGGCGGCCGTCCACTGACGCAGCTGAAGGAACTGGGCCTGCTCGTTGGTGACGCCGGTCGGCTTCCAGGTGGCGCCGTCCTCAAGGACGCCGGGCAGGCCACGGTTGCGTTTCTGGCGGGCCCGACGCCACGCCTGCGCCATCGCAGTCATCTGGTCCGGCTGGGCACGCTTGGGGATCTCGATGACGCCCGGCATGTTGTTGAAGTTGGCGAACTGGTCAGCGCCGAACTCGAGCGCGCCGAGACCGAGGCCGATCGACTGGCGGGCGTACTCCAGCGGCGACAGGCCCACGTCGAAACCGGGCAGCATCATCCCCTTGATGTGGACGATCTGGCCGGGATAGACGGCACCGTTGATCCGGTACGTCTTCATGCCCCGGTCACGGAACACCTGCACCGACTGCGGATCGACGGTCGGGATCTCGACGATCTGCCCGCTGGTGTTGCGCTGCACGAGGATGTAGGCGTTGCCGTGCAGCAGCAGCGACGTGATGACCTGCGTGCACCACGCCGTGAAGTCGAGGTCGATCGTCGGTTCCTTGAGCCATGCCGGCGGCTCCACCTCGATCTGCTGGCCACTGGAGTCCTTGCGGTACGTGTCGATCGGCAGCGTGGCGATCGAGTCGGCAATCAGCCGTACGCAACCGGCGACGGCGAGCAGCTGCAGCGCCGACAATTCGGTGACCGTTGCACCGGTGACGGTGATGTTGTCGCCGGGCCAGTCGCCCCAAGTGGTCGCTTGGGCGCGTTCTTCGACGGGCTGGTTGCCGAACAGGGAGCGCAACATCAGTCACGCTCCGCTGCGATACCGACGAACACGGCGACCAGTCCGACGGCTGCGATGACGGCCGGGACGGAGATGAGCGCGCCGGCGAGGATGACCATGGCAAGACCGCTCAGTTGGAGGATGGTTCCCATTGCGGTCCTTTCAGTCGTCGAGGAAGTCGGCGAGATCGACGAACCCGCCCTGGTACTGGTCGGTCTGGGTATCGCGGATCGGGATCGTGGCGAGGACGGATGCGAGCAACGGCGTGATGTCGACCGGTGATTGGCGTGCCGAGAACACCCATGATTCGCCGAAGGTGCGGATCTCGACGCCGGCCACGGCGGCGCTGAGTCGTTCCTGTCCGAGGTGGCGGATGCGTTCGTTGAGTACGTCGTCCTGAAACGCGACGCAGGCACGGGCGAAGTCGGTGAACGACACCTTGAGCAGTTCGACGCCGGCTTCCTCAAGGCGGTCGATCACACCGGATGACGGCGACTTCGGGTCGACGACGATCGGTTTGCCGGTGTCGGCGAAGGCCCGTTGGCAGGCTTCGACGATCCAGCCGGTGCCTTGTTCGTGTCGTGCGACCTCGACGTGGACGAGCCCGTCGGGCCGGCGGGCGGCGTAGCCGAGCGCTGCGGCGGTGGAGCCGGGCGCAACCGACAGTGCGGCGATGCCACCTTCGGCTCGTGAGTGCTGGTCTTGGCAGGCACGCCATTTCGGCATCGGCAGCACCGAGGCGGTGTCGCTGGTGGTGATCACGCCGAGGCGTTCCCGGAGGAACTCGTCGGGGAACGATTGCATCGCCTCGAGTTCGGCTTCGATGAAGCGTTCGTCGATTCGGATACCGAGCGCCGGGTTGGCGCGGCACCAGGCGTCGCGATCGTTCATGTCGACGCCTTCGAGGTTGCCCCATTCGGCGTAGAACAGTCGTTCCGATCCGCCGGTGCGGCCTCGTTGGACGAGGTCGTACAGCACCGCCTGCGATGCCTTGGGCGCCGAGGAGGTGTAGATCATCTGCGGGTTCGGCACCGCCGACATCGTCGGCAGCAAGGCACCCATGATCGGTGCGGTCAAGGCGAACGCCTCGTCGAGGTAGACGGCGTCACCGGACATGCCTCGACCGGAACCGGATGATCGGGCGATGAACCGGAGCCGTTCGCCGGTCTTGAGCTCAACCGATTGTTCGCCGGCGCCACGCCGGATGCGTTGCACCTGCTGGTCAAGTTCGGGTGTCGACTCGATCAGCTGCGTGATCCGCAAGAAATGCTCGAAGGCGGTGCGGAACTCGTGCGCCGAATGGATCGCCAGTTGTTCGCCGCCGAGGAACAGCCCAAACAGTTGACGGGCCTCAAGCAAGCCGCCCTTGCCGTTCTGGCGTGGGACGACAATGGCGCATTCGAACGCTGACCAGCGGCCGGTCTGATCGACCTGCAACATCTCCGACAGGCACCAGCGCTGCCATTCGTCCAGGCGTAACCCGGCAAGTGCAGCCAGGTCGGCGGCTTCGTCACCCGCGCTTCCGTGTCTGGCGCTTGGCAGGTTCAGGAATGCCGGCCGCTGCGAGCCGATCCTTGCGACGGTTTGCAAGCTCATCGAGCGCCGACACCTTCTCCGGATTGCCGAGCTCCGCCAGCTCGGCCAGAACCTTGACGAGCTGGCCGGCGAGTTGCGCGCTGACAGCAGCGGGTGCGTCGTCCATGTCTCGAGCGAGTTTGTCCCTGATTGCCTCCAGCGTCTTGCGGCGGTCGCCACCGGCAGCTGCATCAGCGATCATCACAGGCCCTCCTGAGGGCATACAGCGGCTTATGCATGGTCATGCATGACGTGAGGCGATCCCCCGGCCGTCTCGCAAGTATGCAGAG